CAGGAGTTCGGTCAGATCGAGGCGTACGGCGCGATGTTCAACAACGTGGACGAGGGCGGCGACCGCATTCTCCCCGGCGCATTCAAGCGCACGCTGAAGAACTCCAAAGAACGCGCCGCCAGCCGCCAGAAGAAATATCTGGTGCCGATGCTCTGGCAGCATGACCCCAAGGAGATGATTGGCGGCTGGTACGCCATCGAGGAAGACACGACCGGGCTACGCGCCAAGGGCGACATCAATCTGGCGACGCAGCGCGGGCGCGAATACTACGCGCTGGCGAAGGCGGGCATGTCTGATGAGTTTAGCATCGTCTATGACATCCCGGCGGGCGGGGCGAAGTACGACAAGGCGGGCGTGCGTGACCTCTCGGAAATGCGCCTCTTTTCGGTAGACCCGGTAACGTGGGCCATGAATGACGCGACGTATCTCGTCAGTGTGAAAGCCAGTGGTGGTGAGAGCGATGGCGGTGATGATTCCGTGACGATTTGCGGCAATACGAAAGGCCCGATAGGCCCGCGTGATGAGGCGTGGGACGGCACGAAAGCCGAACAGGAGATATGGGCCGTCGCCTACGACAAGGACAGCGGCGAAGTGAAAGCGGCCACCGCCAAGAAGTATTTCATGGTGTTGGAAGGCGATGGCACTCGCAAAGGCGATTACTCCTACCCGTTCTGGAATGTCGGCGCTGACCCGCATATCAACGTCGGCGCGGTGAAAGCCATCGCCGCCGCCATCCAGGGCAGCCGGGGCGCATCCGCGCCGGACGGCCTGAAGCCCAAGATTGAGAGCCTCTATAAGCGCATCAACGCGAAATACCCGGATGACCCCCAACTGACGCCGCCGTGGAAAGACGACGAGAGCAGCGCAAGTGACGAGAAAGGCGGACACATGCCGCGCACGAAGGCTGCCACCACACGGCAGCGCAAAACCTTTGAGGAACACTATAACGAGTCCCAATGCCGTGATCTCCTGCGCGATTGGCAGGACGTGGTACTGTGCGCGTTTACCAGCGCGGTCTATGACGCCTTCACGATTGGCGACGAGCCAGAGGCGGATGTGAACGACGCGCTGAATGCGCTCCGTGCCGCCGTGAGCGACTGGGTAGAGGAAGCGGCGAAATACGGTCTTTCCGACTACCTGGATGCACAAAGCGACACCTATGATAGCGGCGCATCCTACCAGATGCAGCACGGCTCCTCATCTGGCTCCGGCTACGGGTATGGCTACCTGTCACGCCCAACGCCTCCCGGACTAAAGGCGATGATGGCGGGCGATGCGACGACGGGAGGTTTCACGGCTGATCAGGCTGAGAAGCTCCGCGGCGCGGCGGAAGACGCCAAGAACGCCGTAGACAAGCACGTCAAGGCGATGCACGACGCGGCGAAAAGCGTCAAAGCGATGCTGAAGGGCAAAACGCCGGACGCCGCCGCCTCCGCCGATGATACGGTGTCTGGTACCAAATCCGATGCCAAGGCGGGCCGCGCCTTCAGCGCCGCGCATGAGAAGGCGCTGGCCGATCACGCTGAGAGCCTGGACAGCGCCGCTACGACGCTTGATAAGGCCATGACGCGCCACCTGGGAACCATGAGTAGCGTTGCCGACGATCTGGCGACAGTGCTGCAAGGCTCTGAGGCGGCGTATACCACGGACGCTGGCACGCCCGAAGACGGCCAGCAAGAAGGTAAGAGCAGCACGAACACGACCCGCCGCGCCTCGTCTGCAACACAACAGACTGCAACACAACAGGCTGGCATACAGACACGCGCGCCCCACACACTCTCGTCGCGCCATGCGGACACGGTGAGTGAGGAAGACATTGCTCGCGCCCTCTCCGACCTCCGCACGCTACGCACCCCGGCGAAAGCACGAGCCACCGCTACGGCGTAGCACGAACGCTACCAACGAATGACCTCCAACCACTGACTACTGAACTGTCATCACATGAGATGAGAGGTATTTACCGTGCCAACCCTGACCGAACTCATGGACGAGGTACACTCCCTCGCGGATGAGTTAAGCAAGCGCGTTGATGACGCCGACCGTGAGCAAAAGGCGCGCAGTGAGGAACTGACCTCAAAAACCGCGCAGATCGCCGCCGAGCATAAGACGGTGACGGATCGCCTCCAGGAGCGCATCAACGAACTGACCGACCAGATCAACGCCGAGCGCATCGCCGCGCAACGCCCGCCTCTGGCGGGAACGTCCGCCGCATCGGCGTCTTCCGCCAAGGCGCGCAACACGCCGCAGCACCGCGCATTCGTGAAGGCCATGAAGGCGCGGGGCGACCTGTCGCTTTTGTCCAGCGAAGAGCGGGCGCTGATTGTCCCGGCGCTGATGCCGCAGGAGCAAAAAGCCTTGTACGCGGGCGACGCCACCACTGGCGGCTTCTTCGCCTCGACCGATTTCATGGACGAGTTGATCGCCTATCGCCTGCTGATTTCCCCGATGCGCCGCGTCTGCCGTATTCAGCAGACCAGCGGCGAAAAGGTGCAGATGCCTAGCCTCGCCAATGACACGACCGTCTACTGGGCGACTGAGCAGGCGAACTTCACCGATAGCGCCGACCCGACTGTCGGCATGATCAACATTCCCGTGCATGAGATGCGCGGCCTGCTGAAGGTGTCGCAGCAGAACCTCGAAGACTCGCTGTTCAATCTCGAAGACTTCATGAAAGACCGCCTCGTCAAGAACTTTGCCAAGAAAGAGGGCGCGGCGTTCCTGAATGGCACCGGCGCGGGCCAGCCACGCGGGTTGCTCAGCTACCCGACGCGGGCCACGACCTCCTACGCGGGCGGTAGCGCGGGCAAGAACAACGTGACCGATGCGATTGCCTACGTGGCGTCAACCGGCGCGACAGGCAAAATCACCGCTGACGACGTGCTGAACGTGGAAATGGACTTGAAGAGCGACTACGACGCGGGCGCGACATATGTCTTTACTCGTGGCACGCTCAACACCATTCGTCTCTTCAAGGACAGCATGCAGCGCCCGCTCTGGCAGCCCTTCGCCGGTGGCGACCTGCCAAGCCAGATTTACAACCGCCCGTATGTCGAAATGCCGGACATGCCAGAAATCGCGTCGGGCGCGTTCCCGATTGCCGTCGGCGACTTCAGCAACTACATGATCGTTGACCGCATCACGCTCAACTTCCAGCAGTTGAACGAACTGTACGCCGCGTCCGGCTTGGTCGGCTTCATCGCCCGCCTACGTGTCGGTGGGGATATTCTAATCCCGGAGGCGTTCCGTCTGCTTAAGGTGAACTAGCAAACGAGCGCCGCTAGAGATAGCGGCGCTTAAAGGAGAATACTCCCGTGCGTGACATCGTATCTGAGACTGGCTCGTTCTTCACTGGCGTGTCCGCGCTGCCAGTGCTGAAGACGACGCAGACCAGCCCATCCGTTGACCTGGCGCAGTTCGACGGCTGCATGATCTACATTCTTGCGGGCAACTGGACGGACGGCACGATGACGCCGGTCATTCAGGAGTCGGCGGACAATTCCACCTGGAACAACGTGGCCGCAACTGATCTGGTGTCGTGGAGCGCCACCAGCACGACGAGCGCGACGCCCGTCAAGCTGAATGACGCCAACGGCAACCCGACCGGACGCACACAGCCCAACGCCATCAGCAGCGCCGCGACCGCTATCAATCAGCGCGTCGGCTACATCGGCGGTCTGCGCTATGTGCGCGTCGTCTCCACCATCAGCGGTAGCCCCGCAACCGGCATGGGCTACGACGTGATCATTCTGGCGGGGCGTCCGCGCTTCCTGCCATCCAACGTCTAGCCCAACAGGAGGACAATAGACTACCATGCCATATCCTGTGATTCCCGATGTCCCCGCCGCGCCGTTTGCGCAACTCTACCCCTCGGCTTCCACGCCAGAGGTAATTTCGTCCGGCGTCAAGGCGGCGGCGGTGGCCTCAGCGGCCATCCCGGCGTCTACCAGCGGCCAGACCAGCTACCTGACCGGATTTGAGATTGTCGGCAGTGGCGCGACCGCCGCGTCTGTCGTCGTCGTCACCGTCACTGATGGCACGTGGACGCTCAGCTATCCCGTGGCCGTGGTGGCGGGCGCGACGCTGCAAAACCCGGCGCTCGTCGTGCGCTTCAATCCGCCGCTCAAGGCCAGCGCGGCCAATACCGCCATCACCGTCTCCTGCCCGTCGCTTGGTAGCGGCAATACCAACAACGTCGTCAACGCGGAGGGGTTCCAACTCTAGCGCCATTGAGACGCTGGTGAGAATACCCCCCGCCTATTCCATGAATTGAGCGCGGCAATAGGAGACACTCATGAGTTCATCCTACAAGGTCATTACGCCGCCGTCACTGACGCAGGAACCGCTGACACTCCCTGATGTGAAGGCGTTCCTGCGCGTGGATTGGCCGGATGATGACGCGCAAATCGCCGCGCTCATGTCCCGCGCCCGGTCGTTTGCGGAAGCCGTGACGCATCGGGCGCTGGCCACCCAAACCATCCAGCAAATCGAGACGATAGAGCGGCCCATCGGCGGGGAACTGTCCGGGCCGATCAATCGCGGGCCATCCTGGTATCAGTATCAGGAGCAGTTAGGCGCGAACCCGTTCGGCGCGGCGCAATTCTATTTCGATCTGGCCGCGCCACCGATTCAAGCGGCGCAACCGCTCACCATCGAGACGCGGGTGGTTGCCTTTGACCCCTGGCAAACGTTCCCGCAGGTAACAAACCCGGATGGTAGCACGAACACGTACATAGACGATAACCGCGAACCCGCTCGCCTCTACATCATGTCGCCGATTACCGCGAACTTCTGGCGCTTCACCTACACGGCGGGCTATAGCGCGTCCTACGCCATCCCGCCTGATCTCCTGGGCGTCCTGCGGGAACTGGTGGCCTTTTTCTATGAGAACCGCCTGGCCGAGACGCCGCCGGACACCCTCATCAAGAAATTGCTCACGCACCGCGTAGACTGGTTTTAAGAGGCATAGACCACCATGCCACTCTCAGGAACGTCGCCGCTTTCCCCCGGCAAACTACGCCGCAAGCTCACCATCACGAACGATACGCCGGTCACGACAGCGGCGGGCTATGCCGCCAACTCCGTCCCGGTGCTAACGACGTGGGGCAGTGTCGCCGTCAAGCCGACCTCGCCGCTCATTGCCGCGATAGCCGGGCAGGCGATGGCGCAGGCGCAGTACGTCGTGACGATGCGCTACCCGCCGTCCATCATCATCGCGCCCGGCATGCGCATCTCCGATGGCCGCAAAACGTTTCGCATCCATCAGGTCGCCGACGTGGATGAGCGCCACCACATCATGCAACTGTTCTGTGTCGAGGAACCGGCGCAGTAGAAGGGTGCTCTGTCATGGCCGAGGAAGGCATGATTGTCGAGTTTGACCTGATGCCCGAAATGGCCGGGGCGATTGAGGACGCGGTAGCGGCGATTGTGACGAAGTTCGCCGCGCTCACTGCCGAGATGGCGGCGAATAACGCGCCCGTCGCCAGCGGCTTCCTACAGTCCAGCGTCTACTACGTGACCCAGGAAACCAGCACCTATGGGCAGGGCGCGGGCAATCCGCCCAACAAGGACAGCTACCTGTTGCCGGAAGTAGACCACCCGACGAGTAAGACGGAGTTCACGGTGGCGGCGGCTGCCAACTACGCCGAGTATGTCGAATACGGTACTCGATTTATGGGCGCACAGCCATTCCTGACGCCCGCGTTTGAGGCGATGCAACAGGAGTTGCTGGCGGCGCTGTCTGACCTCGAACCGGGCATCCTGGAACACCTGGGCGGCGGCGCGGGCGAATAGAAGGCGAATAGAAGGCGGTGATGCGCTATGGCTGCTGACCCGATTGCTACGGGCTATGCGCTGCTCTACAACACGCTCACCGCCGATGCGACCTTCATGGCGCTGGTATCGGGCGTGTACCAGGAAATCGCCCCGGCGCAAGTCACGACGGACTATTGCCTGCTCATCAACCAAAGCGGCACGGACGTCCTCAGCGGTGTTGCCACGCGCATCATGACGACGCTGCTCTATCAGGTGAAGATCGTCGGGCCAGCCACGGATAGCGCGAATCTCAATGCCGCCTTCGCCCGCGCCGATGCGCTCTTACAGCCCAACGGCCAGCCACTCCGTAATAGCGGTGGGACACTCGCCTGCTACCGTGAACAGACTATGACGATTGGCGAACTGGACAACAGCGTGTTGTGGCGCAACAAGATAGGTATTTATCGAATTGAGGTGTAGGCCACTATGGCGAACGTACGCGCAAAAGTTAACCAACTCGTGCAGCTTGGAGCCGAGGCAATTCCCGGCACAGCGGTGGCTTGCGCCAAGCTGCTGACCGCGTTTGAGTGGACGTTTGGCCTGAAGCCAACCACCAAACAGTTCACCGGCACCGGACGCAAATATCCAAGCGCCTCCGAGATTCTGACGGAGATGAGCCAGGGCAAGGTCACAGGCCAGGGCGATTTTAACCAACTCATCTACATCGTGGCGTCCGTCTACGGCAAAGGCTCGCCACTGACCGTTCCCGCCGCGCCCGTCCCCACGACGGCCAGCAGCGGCGGTACGATTCTGGCGGGCGTCTACAAGGTGATCGTGACCTACGTCAACGCCAACGGTGAGACGACCGGCAGCGCCAGTGGCAGCGTCACGACAACGGGCAGCACATCTACCATTACCGTCCCGTCACCGGCGGCGCAGACGGGCGCGACCGGCTGGTACGCCTATGTCACGCAGGCGGGCGGCAACACCTATACGCGCCAGCAGACGGGAACGGCCACCGCCATTGGCACCGGCCTGACACTCACCGCGCCTCCAACGAGCAATCTGGCGAGCCCGCCCGCTGTGAACACGACCGGCGGCACCCCGGCGCAGCATAGCCCATCGTCTACCGTCTACGACTGGATTTTCATTCCGCCGATTACCGGGCTGGCCAACCCGCAGACGTACACGGCGCAGAATGGCGACACCAGCGACGCCGAGCAATACGCCTACCTGCTCTTTAGCGGGTGGGGCTACTCCTTCACCCGCAAGCAAGAAGTGCAAGTCGAAGGCGACTGGTTTGCGCAGGCATTTACCGAGGGCGCGACGCTCACCAGCAGCCCGGCGGAAGTGGCGCTATTGCCGATGACCGGCGCACAGGCGAATATCTACCTGGACACCACCAGCGCAGGTATCGGTACGACGCAACTCAACGACCCGCTGAAAGTGGACTTCAAGGCGTCGGGCTACTACGGCCAATACTGGCCCATCAATCGCGCCAATAACAGTTTCGGCGCGCACGTGGAACTGCTGCCCAAGAACGAACTGAAGATCACGCTGCAAGCCAATAGCACGGGTATCGCCGTTAAGACGAACTATCTGGAGACGGGTAGCCGCTGCTACGTCCGCACGGACATTCAAGGCGCAGTGATTGACTCCGGCAACAGCATCAGCGCCCGCATGCGACACGACATGGCGTGCTTCGTGACCGACATGGCCGAGT